CTGCTGCGAAGTAGGTAAACATTAGATCAGGTCCGCTGTGATGATAGATTCTTGCTGTTGCTTCTGGTGGAGTAGAGAAGCCTTTACAAGATCACTAAGATTGTTCTTCTTCTCTTGTTCCCGGATCAGAAGCTCAAGCCGCGCGAGGGCGTTCCAAGCGGTGTGTCCAGCGTGAAGAAGTCCAGAGTCAGGGTCCAGAACTTCACCTTTTCCTTCGTAGGCAAGGTGTCGTACCATTGCATCAGAGTATCGGTTAATTCCGTCATCGACCCCTTCCCATCCTTTCCAAGCGTACTTAGTCGCTCCGCAGCAACGAGTTCAATTGCTCGCGGGAAGTAAGAAAGAGCGCCCCGGTAGATTGGAGCCTTTCCGCCGTCATACTTGATCGCCCCTGCACTGATCTTTGCTTGCGGGTCATTAGTTGTTTCACCCTTGTACATGTTATTACAGACCTTCTACGTAATCACTAGGACGTGGACCGTCCCAATTCTTTTGGCGTTTGATAAATTGTTCTTCAGTCATACCTTCTAGCTGACCATCTTCGCCAAGCCAGAAGTACGCGTTATTCAAAGTCTTCATAATCCGTTGTCTCTTCCTCTTCTCCATCATCGGTGTCGATGTTAAGAAGCTCCTTAATTTCTTCGATGTTGTCTAAGACCTTATCCTCAAAAGCAAGGCACATTTCTTCTGCATCAATCTCGATAAGCTCAGCAAGCTCCCACCCCTCAAGGCGATCGTTGATAAGCTTAAACAATTCTTCCTTACTCATTAGACTTGATCTTTTGCTGCGTTGTCTTGAACCACGATCCACAGTTGGTGCATTGATGCCGTTGCCACTTATAGATGCGAGTAAAGTAAAAACCTCGCCGTTGAGTGTGCTTTGAGCCGCAAGTAGGGCAGGCCTCCGGGGAAGTGAATCCAAGCGACGGGTGATTAGGGATATACCCCTTGAGTTTTTCATAGACTTGTTCCGTAAGGGTTACATCACCCTTGCAATATTCTTCCATCTTAAGCTGAGCATCACGGTCCCCACTCATAACTTCTACCCACAAGGAGAAACCAGAATGCTTAACCTTCTGACCAACACCAAGCTGTTGTGCAACATAGTCCAGTTTCTTTGACATGAACTTAGTGTTGTTACGTACGAACTGGAATAGATCAACGTGGGTTACGGGGGCAGGAGCAGGAAGCTCATTGACAATAAAGGCAGACATAAGATGCTGCATGTCGAACTTCTTACCATTGTACGTGATAATCATGTCGGCTTCGTTAATCTGTTCTAGGACACGCTCTAGCATTCCGCGTTGGCCGTGTTCCCAATCAGAGAACATATTAACTTCCTTCTCGTGCATCCATTTGGTTCCTACGCATAGAATACCGTGGGGATGAATGAGCCGGTCATTTGGGATGTTTTCCTTGAAGAGACGCCAGACGTACGCTACGCCGGGGCGCGTCTCAATATCAAGGGTAAGGATTTTAGGTTGCGTCATTTATTATCTTTCATGTAAGAACTATTCACAGTACCATTCTCCAGGAATAACACCCTCAGTCCATACGAAGCCGTGCTTGTCACACCATTGTCCGTACGTCATAGAGTTAGGTGATTTGGTCAAACGGTTATTACTTCTCTGGAAAACAAAGCGGATGTCCAGTTCCGGGTTATCGCGGCCAACTTGAAGCATCTTTCGTCGATCTCTTGCTGAGAAATACCCTTTAGATTCAACCAAAATTCCATTTGGCAATCGAAAGTCGGGAATGTACCGGGCAGTTGTAGTGTAATACACAACGGGACGGGCTGGTTCATACTCAACAGGTCGCTGGTGTTCGGTACAATGGTCATAGACTGTCTTCTCAAATTTACTACGGAACTTCAAAGTCGTCGCCCGCTTCTTCTTCGATTGCGTCGTCATAGATGATAACGTCCATTTCTGCTGGTGCCCTTTCTTCTGGTGCAAAGTTCAGGATGATGGGGTTCTCAGCTTTCATCATCAACAATCGTAGGTCATTAAGGTTTGTAAGTTCTACGTACACCTTACGATCAATACTGTTGTTGAGATCACTGGCCGAAACTACGATAACTTTCAGACTGTCTTTATTAAGAGGCGTCCAAGACATCATCGTCTACATCATTCGGGTTTGTCAGTTCAGGAACATCAGGAACCCTACCTACCTTTGTAAGGAAGCGGGGCTTACCAGAATAAAGGAACGTACGAAGACCGGGCCAGCATTCTTGCTTGTAGGCACAGTACGAACAACCAGTTCCTAGCTTACGGTTGCCACTCTTGCCGTCTTCCTCATCCTCGTAACAACGCTCAGGGGGTTCATCCCTCGCCGCAATTTCCCGTAGATGCTCGATGCGGGCAGCAGGGTCGTGATCGGCAATGATTGAGGCTGAGAGAGGTGTAACGCAAATGTCACCAGCCACCTTGTCAAAGGCGAGCCAAGCGGCATCTTCGTTGGGGGTGAGGACTGTAGCATAGGAGGAAAGCTGTTGAACATAGCCAAAAGGATCATCCTCTAGAACCGCATTCTTTTTGAATTTCTGAAAACTATACGGTGCTGCGGACTTGACATCGACGACGACTCCATCGACGATCGCATCAATGTGGCCGGTGATACCGTTGACTTCAATCTCTTCTTGAGTTCGTTCGACAGTATGGCCAGCCTCTCTAGCGAGGAAAAGGATGAGTAGCTCAATTACATCTCCATACAGGAATTTGAAGTAAGTCTTGGGACTCATCGCTTCGGCATCAGCTTCCTTAGCTGCATACCAGAACTGACGATCCTTCTTACCAAGTGACGACATACGCCACGGACTGTTGCCTTGGCGCTCACGGAGACGGGTTCGTAGGAGTTCCTTGAACTCTTCGCCCGCCCATTCTACATTCTCTTCATTGACTTCGTGATCGTTAGCCGGATTGAAGAGGTCGTAGATATCGTTAGGCAGGTTCTTTAGTTCGGCCATTAGTCGGTGACTCCATTAGAAAATCCCAATCTTCTTCGTGAACTTTCGTAGACTTGGGAAGATATTCTACGAACTCTTTCATAAACGCCGAGCGATAAACATCAGCAATCGTGGCGTCCTCTGGAACATCAACACAGACGTAACCAGTTTCGGTTTGTGTGACCTTACGGGTAAATTGAAGCTTTACTCTTATTGTTTTCATTGCATTTCCTAATTAAGCGGGAGAGCGCCTCGCGGTAGCAAAGTTCCCTCACCCTCCCGCGACGCAGGGGAAACTGCGCCTAACTGGTATTAATCGAGAGGAATGTCGTCGTCCAAGTCGTCATAGTTGTCACTTGGAGCCTTCTTCTTCGTACCGGAGAGCATGGCGATTTCTCGCTCTGCTTCTACAGCCTTCTGGAAGAACTCATCATCCTCATCAAGAGGCTCGAACTCCTGAGTAGCGTACGGTACATGCTCAAGGACACGGATCGACCGGGGATAAACACCAGCGAACCGGCCCTTACCATTGTCAATCACTACGAACTTGAGGTCAACCAGCGTTTCGTTACCGAGAAGCTGATCTTCAGGCCACGGCTTCTGAGCCGCGTTAACAACCTTGATAGGCTGGTTAGGCGAACCATCAGCACGTTCTGCCTTCTGCTTGAAGGACATGTACTTGCGGCCATCATAGCGAGGATTACCGTTCGAGTCTTCGAGACTACGAAGGCGATCTGCTACACCGAGAGACTTGAGTTCCTTAGCTGCTGCAACCGGATCGTTAGGGATGAAGTCGAACTTCCATTCCTTACCGTCCTTGGCATAGTTGGGAACCGGATCACCAAGAACCTTGGCGTATTGAAGCTTACCGCGATAAACAAGAGTCGTAATATTATCAGCCATATATTTCCTTTCAAAGAACATTTCAAAATAAGGTAGCGTTCACCACCTTATAACACATTATAACAAAGATTGACCCAAATGTCAAGAACTATTTTCATCTTGGAGGATTCTATATTCATCGCCAAGATTGTTTTCGTTTTTAATCCATATGTTAGCTTCTTCGATGGTCATAAATCCTTCTCGCACTGGACGCCCATCTAGGTAGTTTCCAATTACTCGAATAGGGTAAAGTGTCCAAATAGGAGTTATGTTGTTCCAACTCATTAGTTGTAATTCCTATAATCAGCAGTGTACAGTACTGGCCAGAACTTGTCGAACCTTTGGTTAACAAACTCTTGGAAGTCAGCGTAACCTTCATCTTCGTCTTCAAAAGTTACAGAGTGGGTCTGTACGTATTCGTACAACTCCGTTACGAAAGAGTTAACTTCGTCCTGCCAGATCAATGTTCGTCCGCTCATTCCTTAACTCCCCATCTCCACTCTTCTCCCTTGTCTATGCACCTCTGTTTTGCTTTTTCGTAAACTTCGCACAAGCAATAGTTTACTTCTTTGTGACAATGTTTACCGGCAAAAGGTTGCTTGCACTCTTTGATTAGTGAGTCTCTGCCCATGTCTTTCCTACCTTACTATCGCATTCGATGGGCAAGCGGTAATTAAACTTGCGCCCAGCAGCAGCAAAAGCCAGAGGTAGAATCTCGGTGAACCGTTCAACGTGTTCATTCGCCACATCATATTGGTGTTCATCATGGA